TTGCACGCGACAACGACCTCTCGCCCATCCCGAGCGAGAGCGAGGTCGCCGAGGTGCAGGCTTATATCGACACCGTGAAGCCCCTCACCGCCGAGGTCGTAGTCTCTGCGCCGGTGGAGATCCCTATCGACATCGAGGTCCATGTGACCCCGTACACGGACGCCGTAGTGGCTGCAGTCACGGCGGAGCTGACGGAACTGTTCGCTGATCGCTCGGCGCCGGGCGGGAGGATCAGTCTGACCCACCTTGGCGAGGCTGTGTCCCGCGCGGCCGGCGAGAAGGACCACGAGATCGTTGCCCCCGCGGCCGCGATCGAGATCCCTACTGATAGCCTAGCTACGATCGGCACACTTACGATCTCGGAGCTTGTTTGATGGGTCTCTACGGCTCTTACGCCTCGCAGCTCCGGGCGCTCTTGCCGCGTGGCCGGCTATGGGAGCAGCCCGCCGAAAGCCGCTTTACCCGCCTCATCGCAGGCTTGGCCGAGGAGCTCGAGCGCTGCGAAGGTCGAGCGCACGACATGCTCGATGAGGCAGATCCGCGTAGCGCGGATGAACTCTTGGCGGAATGGGCCGCGCTCCTAGGGTGTGCTGCCACGACCGAGGCCGTCGCCGCTGCGTTCATCTCGCGCGCGCGCCAGGACGATGCGTTCTACCAGAACATCGCGCTGCTGTGCGGCTGGACCTCGGGCTTACTCTTCGAGCGCGCCGCTAGCACTGATACGATCATGTCGTGCAACAGCGCGTGCAACGCCTCGCTCTACACTTGGCCCGCCCGGTCGATGACCTATGTGACGCCGCTCATCCCGGAGGAGGGTGATACAGAGGCCCTCCTCGCCGCGCTCGATGCTGCGAAGCAGCTACATTGGCGTTGGTTGTGGGAGCCTTATGGTCGCCTCGTCGAGAATGCCGACTTCGCGTCGTGGGACGCCGGCGCCCCTGATTCGTGGACCGTCATCGCCGCCGGCAGCGGTGCAGCTAACGAAGTCTCTAAGGGCGTCCAACTAACGTGCGGCTCGGGCGGCAGTAACTCCGTGCGTGTGCGCCAGGTGCTGACCCTCGATACCACCAAGACCTATCGCCTAGTGGTGAGGGTGCCCGAGGTCGCGGCCGGGCCTCTGAAAGTAGTAGATCAGTGGGGCGGCTCGTTTTCGTTTACGGCTCCGGTGGGGACGACAGCGCTTGAGTTCTCGCCTGAGCTGGCGACCGTCTGGCTGGATCTGTGGGTAGACGGTACGTACGGCGCACGTGACGCGACCGTAGCTTTTCTCACTTTGTTCGAGGTGCCCGCATGAAGCGCATAGATACGCCTACGGCAGTAGCCGACAAGCACGGCGCCGGCAAAGCCGGCTTCGCCGACGCAGACCTCCCGCTCGTGCCTGCCACGCAGCTCGACGCAAGTTGGTTCGATGCCGTGCAGGAGGAGCTCGCCAACGCCGTCGAGGGCTCGGGCCGCGCGCTCGACTCGGGCGACAACACGCAGCTCCTCCAGGCCACGCGCGACATCCGGCAGATCTCCGGCCGCGCAGCCTCGCGCTACTCGGTAGACCGAGGCGCGCTCCCCGTCGCGAGCCTTGAAGGCATCATCTGGGCCTCGGATCGGTATCTGGTACTTGCCTTTTCGGGGATCATCTACCGCAGCTTGACAGGCGCTTCGTGGTCCGCCTCGAACGCTCTCGCTGATTTCGGCGGAAGCCCAGGACTTGCGATCGCCTACTCGCCCGCGCTCGCACGCACCGTTGCCGTGTGCAGCAACAAGACCACCAAGGCGGCCTACTCATCCGACGGCGGCGAGACCCTGACCGCCGCGACGGGGCTGGAGGCCGCGTGGTGGCTGGGCGTATGCTGGTCGCCCGAGCTTGCGCGGTTCTGTGCGGTCGGCACCACCTCTGGGACGAGCGCCGACGGCATCACCTGGACCGAGGGCAACTTATCCATGTACCGCGCTTGGTCGGTCGCCTGGTCGCCGACTCTGGGTCTTTTCTGCGCGGTCGGCGGCACCGTTGCCGGGGCAGGCGGTTACACGTGCGCGGTGTCGTCGGACGGCGTTGACTGGACGTATGGTGGCTATGTCGATCCTTCGGTGGCTGGGTATAACACTTACCGGGGTGTGGTTTGGTCGGAACGCGCCGGCCGCTTTTTCTCTGTGCGCGCTGCGGAGGGCGGCCAGGCCACAGCCCTCACGAGCGTCGACGGCCTGACCTGGAGTATCGATGATGCCCCCATCGCCACGACCGAGACCCTGCGCTACCCGATCTGGATCGATGAGTGGCACTGCTGGTGTTGCGGCACCGAGTCGGGGCTGATGTTCTTCGCGCCGGATCTCTCATGGCGCTATCGGCGCGACGGGTTTGGTGCTATCGGCGGCAGCGGCGCCCAGCGCCTGCCGTGCTGGAGTGAGCCCCTCAAGCAAATGTGCGTGGTCACGTACTCCGAAGCTAACAGCGTGTTCACGGTATGAAACGCATCGACACCTCCACCGCGCAGGCCGACAAGCACGGCACTGGCAAGGCCGGCTTCTCGAACAGCACCCCCACCATGCTCGATGCAAGCTGGTGCGATGCTGTGCAGGAGGAGCTCGCAGGTGCTATCGAGGGGCTCGGCGAGCTCGAGCCCTCGAACGATGCGCAGCTCGACGACGCGCTTACGATCGCGCGCCTCGGCCCCGCCGATCGCCTCCTCCGCAACCTTGAGGCCGAGGACAGCGGCGATGCTGTGGCCTGGTCTGCTGCCGGCTGTGACCGCGTCGTGGTGATCGCGGGCGGCGAGATCGTCCGCTACGCCGCCAACCCCGGCGAGTGGCTTAGCCCGCTCGCCCCGCTAGGCACCACCTGGCGCTCTTTGTGTGCGGCCGAAGATCTCGGCATCGTCGTCGGCGTCGGCACCTACACGTCGGGCACTCCTCCTCGCTCCTTCGTGTTGGATGTCTCGGACTTCTCCTCCTCGTCGAGCACCTCACTTTCGGGCGCGCCCTACGCCTGGTCGACGGTGGCCTACTCCCCCGCGCTTGGGATCTTCTGCGCGCTATCGTCCGGCACCACGCGCGGGGCGACGAGCGCGGACGGCTCTACCTGGAGCGAGTATGCCACCGCGCCCGAGGCGCATAGCTTGATCTGGTGCGACGGCCTAGGCCTCTTCTTCGCGCTGGGCTTCTCGTCGGCGGCGACCTCGGTCGATGGTATCACTTGGACCTCGGTCACCCTCCCCGCCGGTACGTGGCGCGGTTGCACCTACTCGCCTCGGTATGGGCTGGTGATCGTCGGAGACTCGGCGCGTGTTGCACTGTCGCAGGACGGCGCCTCGTGGGAAACGTACGACATCGCGGCCGCCGTGCTTGACCTCAACGTCGTAGACTTCTGCTCGATCTCCTGGGCGCCGGCGCTCGGCGCGTTCGTGCTTGCGTCCCGCGCCAAGGTAGCGCTGTGGCGCCCGGATGAGCGCACCCCCGTCGTGACGGTCTCGCCGCCAGATATAACCGACGGCGGCTGGGCCTGGGCTTGGGCGCCGCGCGCAAACGTAGGTCTACTCGCGTTTACATCTACTGCGCGCGGTGCGCACGATGACGATCTTTTGTGGCTTTACTGAAAGGAACCAACCTCATGAGCTCTACCAAAATCTTCGGCCGACCTAACCCCCGCACCCGCGCCCGTGAGGTGCTTCCCAGCACGGCCGCCAGCTCCGCCGAGGCCGAGCGCACCTTTGACTTGGACGTGGACGACTGCACCATGGTCTCGGTACGTGTGCAGCTCGTGCGCTCGGCTGCGACCGCGATCACGCTGGGCGTTTCCCTCGGACAGACCGCCGCGAGCTTGGCTCCGTTGGCCGTATCGGCGGTCGGCCTGGCGAGCGTGGCAGTCACCCCGACGAGCTACTCTTACGCGCTGGCCGCGAGTGGTGTGGCCGAATTCCGTATCGACACGCGCGGGGCATCGCTGTTGCGCTGCATCGTCGGCGCCACGAGCGGAGGGGCTAGCGACCTCTTGACCGTGACCGCCGAAGGTCAGCGCGAGCGCGCGTCGTGAGCCTGCTCGTCGACGGTGAGATGGAGCTCGAGGGCGTCGCGGCCTGGGCGGGCCTCTCTACGACACTCATAGAGAAGGTCACCGACAACCCGCACGGTGGCGTGCGGGCATTAAAGATTTCGTGCGAAGAGGCGGCTAACCCTCTCGTTTTTCCTAAAGGTGGCGGCATTAATTGGGTCAGCTCCCCTCGCGAGGGTTATTGGTACCGCATCCGAGGTGCCGCGCACGGCGACGGCGGGACCGGCGCACCGCGCGTTGCACCTGTTGGGCAGTCGGGCTCGGTCCTACACGATGCCTCTTGGACGGGTACGACCAGCGAGGCGTGGCAGCTTTTTGATGTGACTTGGATGGCGCATTCTAACACTACGTTGGTGTTCTTGGTGGGCACCTCTGGCGACGGTTCGCCCGTATACTTCGACTCAATCCGCGTCGACCTTGTCGATCGTTCGGTCGTGCGCGACGGCTCGTGCTGGGAAACCAACGCTTGGCGATGGACCGCCGCCGGCGCGGTGCTGGCGAAGGTTGCGCAGGGCTCATCGTGGCGTACGCTGCGCGTGACCCGCGACGGAGCCGAGGAGCTGCCACGCGCGCGCAACTACACCGGCGCAAGCAACGACGTGCTCCCGGCGCTCGGCTCGCGACGCTATCGCGTCATCATCAAGGCCGCAGGCGACGGCGTAGCAGCGTCTCCGAGGCTCTACCTCGGCGGGGCTCTCGTGTGGTCGGGAACGACCTCGACGGGGCTACAGACCTTCGAGGGTGGGGTGTTTTCTGGCGATTCCGATCGTGAGGTGGTGTTTGCTGTGGATGCGCCCGCTGCTGGTGGTATGGGGTACCTTCACGAGCTTCGCGTGGTACCCCTGGACGAAGAGCCTAACCCCGGGCGGATCGTCGATCCTAGGGCATCCTCGCGCGTCCCTGTTTTTACCTCGGGTCTCATGCCCGATCGTTTTCAGCTTAAGTGAGGTATCCGATGAAAAACATGGCCTGGTGGAAGCCCCTTACCGCGATGCTCGCCGCCGCCTCCGCCGCGAGTGCCCTCAGTCTCCAGCTCGCGCGCGGAGAGTTCACGCCTCGCGAAGAGAGCGAACGAGCCCACGCGCGGATCGAGGAGCGCATCGAAAGGCGCCTCGAGCGGATCGAGGAGAAGCTCGAGCGGCTTGTCGAGCGGTGCACCATACCGCACGCGGTGGCGCAATGAAGGCCTACCGCACCTTGATCGGCGTGCTCGTGCTCGGCGCGTTCGCGCTGGTCGGCCTGGTGTTCGTGGCGCTCGCGGACGAAGCGCGCGCGGGCGCTCTCGCGACCGCCTACGGGTCGCTGGCCATGGCGCTCGTAGGCCTCGGCGCAGCGCTGAGTGGCAAGAGCGCGGCCGAGAAGTTTGCTCGCGGCGGGCGCGTGGAGGACCAGCATGCACAAGACTGATCTCATCACCCCTCATTTTTCGCTAGGTGAGCTCACGGCCACGAGCCGACCGCTCCCAAACGACCCGCCCGACGAGGTGCTCGTGAGGCTGCTCGAGCTCTGCGAGCGGTTACTCGAGCCCCTGCGCGAGCGCTTCGGTCCGCTCATCGTGAGCTCGGGTTACAGATCGCTGGAGGTCAACGCCGCGATCGGCGGTGCGGCGAACAGCGCGCATCTCTACGGCTGCGCGGCGGATCTACACGCGGCACGCGGTGCGAGCCCGGGGGCAATGGTGGCTTGGCTGAAGGCGGGTAGGCTGTGCTTCGATCAAGCGATCGATGAGTACAACGGGCGCGCCTCATGGCTGCACGTGGCGATCGAGAGGCCGGGGACGATTCCGAGGAGGCAGGCGTTGAAGATGCGCGTGGCGGGCGGGAGAACGCTCTACACTGTCATCTAGCGCGCCGCGCGCGGCGCTCGCGCCACACATGAAGTCGCACGATCGCGCGGCTTATGGCAGCGTCGATGCCGACCAGCGCGGCTAGCATGAGGATGATGATCGCGGCATCGTGGCCGATCAAAGGTGACATGATGAATTCTCCTGTCGGTCCTCTTCTTTGCGGAGTAAATACGCAGCACGCGTAATTACGGCCGCGCGGAGCTTCTCCTGCTCTTCCTCTTCTTTGCGGAGTAAATACGCAGCACGCGTAATTACGGCCGCCTCTGTCCGCATCCGATGCTCGAGGAGTCGGTAGACACGCGAGCGAATAGTGCCAACTCACGCATGACCTCCCACTAACCTCGACCAGTTTTTCTCTCGCGGGTTACCGGCGAGATCGTCGTGAGCGGCGCTCCTTGACTGGCGGCGCGGTCGTCCGTACCAAGGCGCCGTAGGGCGAAGGTGGCCAATGCAATGGCGTGCCACACCACCGCGATGATATGCTTGTTGCCGTCTTCGTCGCGCTCTTCGCCGAGGAGCCAAGAGGCAAGGTGACGGAAGATGGAAGCGATCGAGAGCGACCAGCGATAGCCCCGCAGCCAGTTGTTGTCGGTGTATTTTTTCGCGCCGCGTCCGTAGTGCTCGGCCAACTCCCACATGACATCTTGCGGGATGAGGTCGAAGCGCGCGAGCTTTGCACCCTTCTGTCCGCCGGTCGCTGGGTCGGTCACGATGGTTTCGTTTTGGTCAGATCGAAAGTTCATCTCTTCTCCTTATTTAAAAGTAGGTTCGATTGTTTTCATTTGTTATCTCGGGGGCGATGTCCGAGCGAATACCACAACTCTAATATTTCAACCGCGCTGTACTCGCGCTCACCACACGGTGAACATATCCATACTTCTGCAGCTCCGACAACGCGGCGCAACACCGCCTCAATTTCTTTTGCAAGAGTATTTCTAAACCGCACCTTTGGGTTAGCCTCAAGTTTCCAGGTATCGTAAGGGTCGCCGTAGGTTTCCCACCACGAATTTTCGGCGGTGTCCGCGAGACCTTTTGCTTCCTCTAAATACCAAGCGTCTGATACTGCATCGCGCTTGTAAGCGGTTACTGTAATTGGGGCGTTTTGTTGAATCCAAGCCTCCACATCATCGGCATCAATTAAATCCAACCACTCCTCAAGTGCATCTTCTGGGGTCGTGTAAGTAAGCGTATCTACATCATCGACAGTGTAGTAATCAGCCGAATTGAACATTTCTTCTCCTTGTTTAAAAGTAGGTTCGATTGTTTTCATTCGTCACTTCTCCGATATCTTCATCGGCCGACAAAAGCACGAGATACAGCATAAGCCGATCATGCCCAGCGCATCGATCATCGGGTCTTCTCCCGCGCGCTCGGCGTGTACGGTTCGATCAGCCGGTCGAGGCGGCCGAGTTCTTTGTGCCACAGGTCGCATTTCAGATCACGCGATGAGCGGTAGCCTTGTGCTGCGTGCCATGCGTCCTTCGGCGCGATGGTGCGCAAGGTCTCGACGGTGCAGCCCCGATGCTCGGTCACGGTGTCATGGTGCACATGCCCTACGTACCAGTGCCGATGCTGAGTCTCGCCCCAATCGCGCGGCCACTGCGACGCCATGAGGCTCTCGAGCTGGCGGTGCTTGATCGTGTGGCCGTGACACGTGGCGATCAGACAGCGCCCATGCCTATGCGCGCGGAACGTCGCGACATCCTGGGACACGATGCAGCGTGGCTCTTGCTCGTACAGCGCGCCGAGCGCGATCTGCAAGAGCATCGCGGCGTCTTCGTCGTGATTGCCGGGCACGAGGTCGACCACCACCGCGCGGTGCTTCTGGAGCAAGAGGTCGCAAGCGTACCGCAGGAAGCTCACTACCTCGCGAGCTACGCGCGGGTAGCGTGTGTCCACGTCAACGCGCGTACCGGCTGCAGTAGCTCCTTGCGAGCTGTTGGAGTGGATCAAATCGCCAGGGATCAAGAGCAACGCCGTCTCGGCAGGCTGCGTGCGCAGGACGAGCGCGCCGAAGTTTCGGCGCAGAGCCTCACGTGCGATCTTGAGGTTCCAATCCTCGCCGGCCTCCTCGGCCCAAGCGCACATACCGATATGCAGATCGGGCAGCAGGTAGCACGCCAGTAGGTCGGCGTCCGTGCGCTTCGGCGCGCGGAGCTTCGCTAGGCTCGGGCGCGGGGCTCGGAGCTCCTCTTCGATCTGCTCGCGGATCTCGGCGATGGTCTCAGCCCGCCCGGTCGACCGCACCCACTGGCGCTCGACCCGGCCCTCGGCGTCGAGCTGCTGCGTGATCTTGCCTACGACCGCGCAGCGCGGAACGCGGCCGTCCACGGCGCGACGAAGGGCGTGAAGCTTGTCGGCCAGCGTAGAGTGGTGCATCCCTAGCGCGCGGGCGGCCTTGCGCAGACCTCCGTGTTGCGCTACCGCGCGTGCGGCCGCCGCCTGACCCTCGGTCGCATAGACGTCGAGATCAGCCTCAGAAAAAATATAAACATCAGACATGAACACCTCGGCCGTCGCCTGAGCCGGAGCCAGAGCCGGAGCCGGAGCCGTAGCCTGAGCCAGAGCCGGAGCCTGAGCCGGAGCCAGAGCCGTAGCCTGAGCCAGAGCCGGAGCCGTCGCCGGAGCCGGAGCCAGAGCCAGAGCCGGAGCCAGAGCCGTAGACGGAGCCTGAGCCAGAGCCGGAGCCGTCGCCGGAGCCGTCGCCGGAGCCGTAGCCTGAGCCAGAGCCGTCGCCGGAGCCGTAGCCGTAGACGGAGCCGTCGCCGTTCATTACGACCACCCGGCGGCTTCGAGGTTCTCTTTTCCCTGCGCGGAGCAGGGGATCACCTCGATCGCTTCGGTGAGCATGATCTCGCCAACTATCTCTGAGACGCGCGAGCCCGCCCCCACACCATGGAGGGAAATCTCATGCAGAGTATTCGCTCCGCGCCACGACCAGATCCGCCGGGCGGACGAAAGAATCACCTCCTTACCTTCTCGCCGCTCGAGTAGCCCACAGTGGACCCCCGCGCTGTACGTCCTCACGACTACGTAGGGTTTTTGATTTGACTCCATGACCATTTCTCCTTTTCTGGTTGTTTGGACGCGACTTCTATACCGCGCGCCCCGTGTCAAGAGCGACTCGTAAAAACCGCCCAATGCGGCACGGACACCAGGCCGCCACCTTCGCTATCCCCTGTAGCCGGAGCCGTCGCCTGAGCCGGAGCCAGAGCCGGAGCCGGAGCCGTAGCCGAAGCCGGAGCCGTCGCCGGACCCGTCGCCGGAGCCGGAGCCATAGCCGAAGCCGGAGCCGTCGCCGGAGCCGTCGCCGGAGCCGTCGCCGTAGCCAGAGCCGTCGCCGGAGCCGGAGCCGGAGCCAGAGCCGTCGCCGGAGCCGGAGCCGGAGCCGGAGCCGTCGCCGGAGCCGTCGCCGGAGCCGGAGCCGGAGACGTAGCCTGAGCCGTTCATTACGACCATAGACATGAACACCTCTAGAGAAGAACGGCCAGGGCATGACGCCCGATGCCGATCGCGTCTATTGCGTTGTGCTGCAGGCTCTTCGGGTCGTCTCGCAGATCTCGCGCAACAACCTCGCGCTCGAGCGGCGCGAGGGCGCGAAGTACGCGCTCCGTACAGATCAGCTTTGGCACCTGCCCTTTCCAAGCTCGCGGCAAGACCGTCGCCAGGCGCACGCCGGTGCACGTCGCCTCGAGAATTCGCACGGCCAGCGCCGAGTACCAGCCCGCAGCTCCCGCCACCTGGAGCAGCGCGTTCGGGTCGACGCGAGAGCCGCGATAGGCCTGCGGCCACTCCACGACCACGAGCCCGAGCTGTGCGGTCAGAGGGATCGCCGACAAGATCTGACTAGGCAGCCCTCCCCGCGCTACGCCTCCCGGAACGAAGGGATCATGCAGGGCCTCGATCCCGTCCTGGTTAGATTCCGCGCGGACCAGACCGCAGGCCCGCAGCTCGCGACCTACGAAGAGGGCGAAGCCTGAGGCGCGGATCGAAGGATCGATCGCGATCGTGACTTGGCGGCGGCCGAGCGGGCGGCGCGGCGGTGGGCGGCGCGGAGAAGGAGGGCTCATGACTTCACCCGCAAACTCGACTTTTGGAAGAAGCGCACGCCGGGCACCGAGGCCGTCTCACCGTGAGCCCGAGCGAAGATGCGCACGGCACTGTCGTCCGCGCGCACGAGCTCGAGAGGGGCGGCGCCGGCCACGACCGCCTCGACGAGCGCGCGCAGATCGACGACCTCCGCATCCCACGATTTGACCACACATGAGCCTGCCACAGGCTCTTCTTCTTGTGCGACCTCGAGATCCTCGCCAACCACGCACAAAGCATCGATCGCGGCATCGGGCGTCATGCCCTCGGCCTGGGCCTTCGCTGCGATCTCCTCGGCGAGGGCGCGCTCACGTGCAGCCTGCTCCTCGGCTCGCGCGGTCTCGTACGCGAGTATCTTGGCGCGGCATAACTGCTCGACCGCGCTCCAGGCATCGACAGGAGGGCGAAAGAGCGCGCGCAGCGCCTTCAAGGCCTGGTCGAGAGGGCGCGAGATCTTGAGCCGCTCCTCTTCGATCGCCTTCACCTTCGCACGGCACGAGCGTACGAGCTCCTCGAAGCTCGCCCGGTCGTCGGGGCTCTCAATCTCGAAAGCCTCGAGTTCAGTGCGCAGAGTGAGCGCTGAGGAGGTGTGCTCGGCGGCGCGGTCGCGGGTCGCTTGGAGCTCCTTACTCATCGCCAAGCTCCTTCTGCGCCTGCCCGAATTCCTTTTTCACGTAGGCGATGATCTCGCCGAAGGTATCGCGCCGCACACCGACAGTGAGGGGATCCAGCGACGGATCGGGAGGCTGCCGCGCGTGAAGCGACAGGATGAGAAAGGCCTCGCCGAAGGCGCAGGAGCGCGCCAGAGCCACGACGCGGCGGTGTTTAGAATCGTGGAAGTCTGGTTCTTGCATCGTGTTCTCCTCACGTAGAGACGCTCGTCAAAAGAGCGTACCCTGACTAAGCTTTTGTGGGGCCGGTAAACATCCGGCGCTTCATTTTTTCCCCTTCTCGGGCTCCCAAAACGTCCGCCGGCCTTCGGCATCGAAGACAGGCTCCGCTCCTTTATACCAACGACGCATGAGCACCGCGCTCGCGCCGACCGGGATATCAGGGTGCACGCTCTGAAAGCTCGTGACCATGATCTTCTCAAGCTCGCTCGCTGCGTCGTGCGCGCTCTCCTCGCTCACCTCGATGATCGCTTCGTCGTGCACGAACAGCACGGGACGCCCC